TAAAAGTTTCTGCTGATGACAGGAATGTAAAATGACAAGTGCTGATGACACCATTATGGCACTTGTTTTTATTTAGAAAGGAAAGAGATGTTATACTCAACCAGTAGATATGAAATGAGTTTCAAGTACGCAGGGATAAAGAAACTGACGCTTCCTTTTACAGAAGAGCAGATTACTCCAGAATTGGTATCTAAACATTTCTCTACCATAATCTCAACACATACCCATAACGCAAGGAAAATCAAATACCTTCTTGATTATGTCGATGGCGAGTTTCAGCCTATTGACAATAAGACTAGGAAATTCGAGAGTGCAGAAGAGCATAACAACAAGACCAAGATGAACCATGCTTACGCTTTAGTCACATTCAAGGAAGGTGCTATATTGGGCGAACCGAGAGAGTTCGCACAGAAAGCAGATGTGCTTACTGACGATTTGAAGTATCTTGACAAGTATCTGACTGACATCAACTTCCTTTCAAAAGACTTGCAGATTAAGCACAATATGTATGCCACAGGCATAGCGACATCTTATGTAGTTCCGAGAACCTCTATAATAACCCAAGTAGGCGAAGGCAAGGCGAGATTCAAGACTAAAGAAGAAGGCTATGACATAGACAACGATTCGCCTTTCATTTACGAGTGCATAGACAGTCAGGATAATGCTGTGGTGTATTCCTCATATATCGGGCAGGAAGGTGATGGAACATTATTCTGCTTCAACCGATATGACGAGATTGATGACAGAGGCAACACAAAACATTTCTATAAGGTTTTCGCTCATGGGTGGACTTGCGTGTTCGACAATAAGTATAATATCGTTCAAGGCACTTACAAGTTAAGCAACCCTTATTACAATCATCTTCCTATGGTGGAGCATTCGTACAACCAAAGGCGTATAGGCGTTGTAGAAATGGTCTATGACCTGCTGAACAACATAAACACCATAATCTCAAATTCCATTGACAATATAGTAGATGTGGTCAATCAGATACTCGTATTCGTAAACTGCGAGATTGAGAACTCTGATAAATACATAGAGATGCTTGAAAAAGGCGCAGTAGTGCTTCCACCGACATATAGCAGTAGTGATCCGAAGATAGACAAGATAAGTATGGAAGTGAAGCATGAGCAGATAAACATCCTGTTAGAGCAGATACTTACAAGATGTTACGACATAGTGGGAGTGCCTTTAGCGAGTGCGAATGTCACATCAGGCGGAGATACAGGCGAAGCAAGACTGTTAGGCGGTGGGTGGACTAACGCATACACGATAATCAAAAGGGATATACTCGCTATGGAGCAGTCAGACAGGGAAGTGCTTAAAAGGTTCATAGATATAGCGAAACTGAACCCTAAGAACAAGCTTAACGAGATTTCTCCTAATCAGATAGAAATAAAGTATAACATCAATATGACAGACAATATTTTGAGCAAGACGCAGTCAGTCAAGTACCTTGTCGAAGTAGGGATGCCGTTTGAGGACATATTAAGGGCAGTTCCTTTGTTTGGCGATGTAAAGACGGTTTCTGCAAGGTGGACTGAAAACCTTATGAAAATGAGGGAAGTCCAGAACATTGAAAAGCAAGAGAATGAAACGGCTAATCCAAGCGAAACGCTTGATGATTAATATAGGCAGAGAAGCCTTAAACCTCAAAAAGACAGAGAAGTCTATAACCGCAAAAATTTGCCTTTAGAAAGGCGGACAGAGAAGTCCTAAATCGCAGGAGTATGAACCATGACACAACCAATAAAGAATGAACCTGTAAGCGAGCCTGAAAACGAGGCTGTTGATGTAAAAAAGTTACAGCATGAACTTGAACTCGCATTAGCAGAGAAAAAGAAACTTAAAGAGAATTTCGATAAGACCGCTTCCGAAATCGCAGAGTACAAACGCAAGGAAAAGGAACGCATGTCGGAAGAGGAACTTAAAGCATCTGAAATCGAAGCATTGAAGAACGACTACAAGGCAGTAACACTTGACCTGAACAAGACAAAGGCAGAAGGCGTGTTCGCTAAGAAAGGGTGGGAAGAATCCGAATACAAAGGAGTGATAGAAGCCTTAGCATCGAATGTACCGCCTGAAAAGATGTCAGACTTAGCGACAGAGATTACCAGACTTGTAGAGAAAAGGGAAGCGAAAACAGCCGAACTTACAAAAACTGCTTTGACCAAAGATACGGACACGAAAATCAAGCAAGGTTCAAAACCAGAAGTTTCTGAATTTAAGGCTTATCAGGAACAGAAGAAACCGAGTTTCGAGAAGAAACTAACATTTTAACTAAGAAGGAGCAATAAACATGAGTACACTTTACTTAAACAGACCAAATTGGTTAGGGAGTGAAGTCGGAATTGTTCAAAAGACAATCACCTTAGATACCACATTCGAAACTTATGTTACTGAAAACGGCAGGAAGATAGTAAAATCAGGAACATATGTAGACGATGCGGTAATAGGCAAAGGACTGCTTTGGAATGATATCGACATCACAGACGAGAAGAAGGAAGCATCATTGATGATAAGAGGTTCTTACATAGACGCCAACCTGCCAGCAACAGTATCGGCAGTAGCGAATGACCTCGCTGCACGAGGCTTGTACGCTTTCGCAGAAGGCACTACTACAAGACCGTCATTCGGTTCGCCTGATATGACAGCTCTTGCGACAGTGACAGTCACGGTAGCCGCAGATGACATCACATGGACTTCCAACACAGATGCTATCGCTTACGAAGTATCAGATGTAAACAAAGCGGTAATCGCAGTTACAACAGCCACAGGTTACACCGTAGCGACAGTAGCAACATACAATGTCAGGGTTCTTGCTGATAATATTCACTATACACATAGCGATTATGTCACAGCGACCGTAACGACATTAGCGTAAGGGGGTAAATTAAAATGGCTGATTATTTAGGAATGATAGATAAGGAATTACTCGTTGCAGTCAGTAACGATTTCGATTATCTTGAAGCTACAAAAGACTTTATAGGAATGAGATTCTTCCCTATGGTCAAGACAGAGAACATGAAGTTGGCAGTAATACAACTCACAGAAAAAGGGAAAGTGCCTGTTATGGCATTGATACACGCCCTTGACACAGAAGCGAGAATAGGTGACAGACCTAATCCAGAAAGCGTGAACTATGAGTTATTGCTTATCAAGGAAAAACTCAATCAGGGCGAAGCCTTGAAGAAACTCTTGCTTAACGGAATGATGAATCCTGACAAACAGGAAGAAATAAGAAGGATTTATGATGACGCCGCTAACCTTATATCAAGGGTTCTCACGAGAATAGAGGCTATGGCTTGTGAAGTTCTTTCAACAGCGAAACTCACCATTGCAGAGAACAATGTGGCTAAGGTAGTAGATTATAGATTGCCTGAAACCCACAGAATGACAAGGAACGGATGGTCTAATCCTGCAACTGACATCTTAGCAGACTTAGTAGACATACAGACAAGGGCTAAGAACAAGATAGTCAGAGCAGTAATGACATCTAAGATAATGGGATATTTGCAGAAGAATACAGGATTGAACAATTTAGCCGCTACATTAGGGGTAATAGCATCTGTAAAATTCATAAAGGAGTACATCTTACAGCAGTTAGGAATCGAGATAATCGTATATGACGGCTCATACAGGCTTTCAGCATTAGATGACACCGAATACTATTTCTTAAATGAAGATGTCGTGACATTCCTTACAACTGACGAGGTATTGGGAAGAACATTCCTTACATACACGCCAGAAGAAGATGCTGGAATCATAGACAGGCTTGAAGGATTTGTAGCAGTTACACAGTATTCTACACCTGACCCAGTAGCAACATGGACTAAGGCTTCGGCTATCGCTTTCCCATGCCCTGCTGACATATATCAGATGTATATACTGACAGTAGGAGCGTAACCTGAATTGCAGATAGGGAAAGGGGGAAACCCCTTCCCGATTCTGACGGAGGACTGATATGACCGAGACCACAGTTAAAAACAGCATAGCGTTGAAGTTTCCTCATCTGTCAATGACTGATGTAGATGAAATCTACGAAATGGCATTAAATGACTATCTGAGAATAGTCTATCCATTCGATAGGAGCATAGTAGACATACCAGTCGGGCATGAGAGGGATTATTCGTGGGTGAAGGCGAGAATGATTGACATAGTGGAAAGGTCAGGCTGTTCGTCAGCCAAAGCCTATTCTGAAAACGGTCTCTCAATCTCATTCAGCAGCGCATACATCACAGACGAGCTTAGAAGGCAGTTAGTCGGAAGAGTAGGTGTTCCAGAATGATCTGTTACAAGAAACTCTACCTTTGCAAGAGGACTAACGAATCAAATGCCGAGATAGGCGTTTATGGCGCTCCTGTGCCTTACTGGATAAACTACCAGCCGATACAGGGGTTCACTAATGTAATGCAGTACGGAGAGAGAGTTACCAAGAT